GAGCCGGCTTGTCAACAAGCACTTTACGACTTAAGTGTGGCAGGTATTAATTCCGTCAACAATCAGCCTGTGCAGAATAACCAACCTCCTCCTGAGCCTGAAAAACCGATGCTCGGCGATATGCTGTCTAAGGCACTTTCTGCCGTAGGAATCACCGAGGAGCGAGTCTCAACGTGGCTTGGCCGTCCATGCGGGTGTGGCGAACGAAAGCAAAAACTGAACTCGTTGCACGCATGGTTCCTAGGTGATAAGTCTGCTCCACCTACTATGGATTGACTTGCCCTGCGACTTGACCTGCGAATCATTTCAGCAGAATATGCCGAAATAGAGTTGACTAAATATCGCTTATGAAGTAATCTGCGATTATCGCTACGCAACTCATTGAGTTTAAGGATTATCGATGACTAGGAACGAATTGCTATCCGCATGGGCTGAAGCAACAACACCGCAACAGTACGCTTCGCTGAGAGAGGAGACAATCGACATCATGTCCCGCAAGCGTGGCCGGCCATCGCTCGGGAGAACAGCAGAAGAGGCGACCGCTATACGCAAGTCGCAGTTTTCGGAATCTCAACGCAAGAAGAGGCTCAGGGAATCCGAATCAAAGAATGCAGTTACAGAAGAGCCAGTTACAGAAGAACCAGTTACACAGGAGCCAGTTACAGAAGAACCAGTTACAGAAGAGGCTGATGTTTCCGTTGCAGTAAATTAGTAGACTCTGGAATAAATCAATTAAACAAGAAAGCAGGAGAGTAAAATGTTGGTTTTAACGAGAAGAGAAAATCAATCGATCATCATTGGTGACATTACCTTTATGATCTGCTCCATTGAAGGGAAATCTGTCAAGGTTGGGATCAAAGCACCAAAGGAAATCAAAGTTTGGAGGTCAGAGCTAGTTAAAGTTATCGAAAAAGAATAATTAACGATTACCTTTATTCGATTTAGGAACGATCATGATTAAAAAAAATGGCGTATACGCAATCGAGCATATTGCGTCTGGAAGGATGTACATAGGCTCAACCAAGAGGCCGTTGTATTTACGGTGGAATGAACACCGCCGAGAACTTAAACGCAAACAGCATCACAACAGACATCTGCAAGAGGATTGGAATACATATGGCAGTCATGCGTTTGAATTCCGTAGTATAGAGCAATGCCTGCAAAATGAAGCCATAATCCGCGAACAGTATTACCTAGATAGGTACCGGGCTTTAGATGGTGGTTTATTGTATAATGTGTGCTTGAACGCAGATTCAAGCCTCGGACGCAAGCATTCACCAGAAACGAAAGCTAAATTATCAGCATTAAATCTTATCCGCATTTTGTCACCAGAAGCGAAAGCTAGAATAACGGCAGCAAGGTTTGGACGCATTGTTTCACCAGAAACGAAAGCTAAAATATCGGCAGCAACTAAAGCCTATTATCAACATGTCCGCGAAGCTAAAGAGTCTGAGATGAACGGAGCTACCTAGCATGGGACTATATGCTGAAGAACGCTTATCGATTCAACAATATTACCACACACAAAGTGAAGCCGTTAATTCGGCAAAACGATTCGCCCTAAAGAACGCAGTTAAGAATAAATGCTCTTGGACTGAAAGCGTATTGATGGACGCCTTCACTACGCTAATCATTACGGCATCTCCGTCCGGGCGATTTAAGCAACGGCTTATCGACGGATGGTATCCAGATAGGGACCATGATTTTCACTGCTCCAGTAAATGCAGGAAAAGCATGAAGTAATTAAGAAGATCTTTAGAGAGGAGGTGCAATGGAAACATAAAAATATAGGCGTGAAAAACTAGGATATAAACAGAAAACTTAACCAAACAGAAAGACGAGAATGAAGATTTCGACTGGCAAAAAATCGCGTCCGAGGAATATTCTGCTTTATGGGGAACACGGCTCAGGTAAAACTACTCTGAGTTCTACTTTCCCATCACCGATAGTCATCGACATCGAGGGTGGTTGCGATGACATTGACGTTGCTCGCACTGATCGTATTCGAGATTATCCAGAATTTGAGGAAGCCATTTCTTGGTTGATAACGGCTGATCATAAGTACACGACTGTTGTTGTGGACAGCGTTGATTGGCTTGAGATGCTTATCCAGAGGCACGTTGCCGATGTTAACAACGTCGCGTCAATTGACCTCATTGGCTACGGAAAGGGCTTCTCTTTCGTAGCGGATAAGTTCTCTTATATGCTTGCTGGGTTCCGCAAGCTCAACGAAATGGGCATGGCTGTCGTCTTGATCGCTCACGCCAAGACTGTTAAGCACACTCCTCCAGACTGCGATTCGTATGATAGGAGAGAACCTGATCTACACAATAAAGTGAGTTCACTGCTCATGGAATTTGTGGATGAGTGTCTGTACCTGACCACTAAGGTTTACACAAAAACTGAAGACCTCGGTGGATTTAAGGGCGAGCGAAAGATCGCGATCAGTAACACTGCTGACCGCATTATGATTACTGGCGGTTCACCGGCAGTCGTCGCTAAAAACAGGTTAAGCATGCCGGCTGAGATTCCAGCGAATTTCTTGGAATACCGGAAGTACATGCCACAGAGAATTGAAGAAAACGTCAAAGCACCATCAGTTTAGGGAAATAAACAATGTCTAATTTATCGAGTTACAACTTTAACGCATCCGAAGTGGAACCATCCAAGGGTTTCGAGCTTATTCCTCGCGGAGACTATTGCGCTGCAATCATTGCGAGCCAAATGCGGACTACGAATGATGGAAATGGAGAACAGCTTGTTCTTCGATTCCAGATCTTGGATGGCCATTACAAGAATCGGTTAGTGTTTGCGAACCTGAATATGAAAAATCTCAGCGAGAAGGCGACTGAAATTTCACGACGTGATCTTTCGGCAATCTGTCATGCTGTTGGTGTACTGTCTCCTTCCGATTCTTCTGAGCTGCATGGGAAACCATTGACGCTCAGTATTGCCATTAAGAAAAACAAGAATTCGGGTGCTGACGAGAACTCTATCATGTCCTATAAGTCTCGCGGAGGAATGCCGGCAAGTTCTGTTGTGGCCGGGGAGACCGTAAAGACTCCTTGGTGATCTGATTTTCGGTTTGGTTATATTCGGTCACGGGGCAGCTAATACATGGCGAAAGCTCCCCGTGACCGTTTTGTTTAATTGAAAGACAATAAAAATGTCGGACTTCACTCTTGTCGGCCAATTGCCGCGACATCACTACATATGGATCGATACAGAGTACACTCACAGAGAGCCTATAGGTTTTATCACCGCTGTTTGGTACGGACTTGTCAGCCTGCGTGGCTTCGTTTGGGGATGCACGGTGATGCTTGAGTCAGGTGCTATCTATCGCAATCTGCCGCCACACGCTATTGCGTTTAACGATGCTCCAGATAAGTGGGACGTATGCGATGCACAGAGATGGGACTGCTATGGAGAGCGTTTTACGACTCTTGAATACGAATACTTGCAAGAGCTTGAAGTGTCGGCACACTGCAACTCCGGGCTTCTCAGCAGAAACTGTTCAGGCAAATATCTTTTTACCGTCGCACCAGTCAGGGACGGGTATTCCATGTACCCACATCAAGCCAAAGAATTTACATTCGTCAAACTCGATAATGGCCGTTTAACAATACAACCTACTAACCATCTTGTTTTTTATGATCGATCATTCACGAAAAACAAATCAATGCAGTTCCCTCTAGATGTCATGAAGTGCCAAAGCGAACCGACATCGTGTGAGGAAAGGCGAAAGTGATGTTCGCCGGCAACAATCCGTCTCACTAATAACCAACAATTAAAATAAGAAGAAAACATGATTCTCAGGCTTTATCAAGAAGACGCTGTAGAAGCGGCATGGGACCATTTGTGTACTCGTAGCGGAAACCCTGTGATTGTCGCTCCAACAGGCAGCGGCAAGTCACTGATGATCGCTGAGATGTGCAGGGAAGCGGTGCTGAAGTACAAAGGACGGGTAATCGTCTTGGCTCATAGAAAGGAGCTGCTGGAGCAGAACGCCGAAAAGATCCGCGTATTACTACCGGACATGGACATCGGCATTTACTCGGCTGGACTGCGATCTAAGGACACTGGCAACGACATTATCGTTTGCGGAATTCAGTCGGTTTACGACAAGAGCAACCTGTTCGGGCAGCGTCACCTTATTGTATGCGATGAATGCCATTTGATTCCGAAAAACGGAGAAGGAATGTATCAGACGTTCCTTACTGATATGCGTCAGTTGAACCCTCAATGCCGGCTTGTCGGATTGACGGCAACTCCTTTCAGGCTTTCTGACGGAGATTTATGCAGCCCAACAGGAATGCTGAATCGCGTTTGCTACAACATCGAGAT